CCAGGAACAGGAACGTTATTGGTGTATGTTGGCTGAACGGCAACACCCAATTCTATTCCAGGGACATTCACGGAGTTTGTTAAAAATGCAACTTTTGGTGCTCTGTTTAGAGTAAATCTAAACTTGACAGTTGATAAGAAATTTCTATTTTCTATCTGCCTGCTAGCACCATAAGTACCGTAACTCTCTGTCATCTCTCTTTTCTAATTATTTAGACAAAAAAAGAGGGTTCCGAAGAACCCTCTGAAAGAAAAATATGTGTACCTAATGGATCACATGAGGTTCTTAACCTGGACTCTTCTGTAGTAACGGTTGGTGTTAGCAACAAGTTGTCCGAGTGCAGTAGCAGTACCTGAAGCGAGACCGCCTTCAGCGAATGGGTTTGCGACCATGCCGTAGCGGGTCTTAAATCCAATCTTGGGCTGGAAGTTGTTCTCACCAACGGCACGAACCATTTGGAGAGGAACGTATGGGCAGTAGAACATACCAGCGTCATAAGGTGAAGTGCCCTTATAACCAGCAACATAGTACTGAGTTGCAGAACCATTTGCCGAATAAGGATCGATGTAGACGCGATACTTACCCATCAGAGTACCAGCAAAGGTGTTGCCGGTGTCATCAACGTTCAGGTTAGCGTTGAGTGCAGGGGTGTAATCGAGAACACCAGCCATGGTCAGTGCAGAAGCAACGTCTGCAGAACACATGATGATGTTGCCCTTTCCTCTACGAGTTCTTTGTGCAATGCGGTTTGCATCACGCTCGATTTGGAACAGAAGACCCTTGAACTTCTCAACAGACCAACGACCGTTGGAGTCAACGTCAAGGTCAAATACACCTTGAGATGCTACATTAGTCTCAGCACCTTGCTCTGCAGTCTTGTAGATGGTTCTGATGACTTCACGGTTGATTTCAGCAAGAATTTCGCTAGACAGAATGTTAGCGAGTTCTGCTTCTGCATTCAGACCGTGAATTGCCTTCAGGTCTTGTGCAAGCTCAAGGCTGTACTCTGCTTTCAGTGCTCTTGACTTAGCAGTTACAGTGACCTTCTCGATCGAGAATGCCATTTCAGCGAATGCTGAAGTAGTGTCATCCTCACCAAGATTTTCAGCATCGCCAGTATTCATACCAGTACCGACGCTGTAGTCGTCACCAGTGTTCAGGAGACCAGGATTTTCGCCTACTTGGTCGGTGCTACCAATGCCAGCATTACCAGCATATGGATCGCCAACAACAAGGTCTCTCTGAGCATTCTGACCAGAGAATCCAGTATCTGCTTCGTTGAACAGTGCTTCAGCACCAGTTTGACTGGTGTAGCGTGAACGCATTGCGAAGATCAGTCCAGTAGGACCAGTCATTGGCTGAACGCCTGCGAGGTCATAAGCGACCAGGTTAGGCATTGAGCGTCTGATCAAGGAGATCAGAACGGGATCGAAACCAGCGACAGGACCACCTTCAGCAGATCCACCAGTGAAACCACCAGTGCCAGCAGCGTTAGTTGGTGCCTCAGTCAGGAATGAACCAGACTGTGAAAAAGCATTTTGCTCTTGTAAAAACTTTTCTTGGTTTTCCAGCAGTTGAGCGGTTACTGCCTTCTTGTGAGAGTCTGTGATTGAATCCAGACCTTCATGCTCCAGAAGGGGTGCCCACTTTTCCTGCAGATGTTCAGATTGAAACATTTGCGTTTACCTTTTTAGTGTGTTTGTTTTTAATGTTAATTTCAGGACTTAGACATTCTGGTCAGCATCTGAGCGTATGTTGCAACTCTTGGATTAGAAATCTCTGGAGTAACATCAGCACCCTCGGTCAGCGTCTCAGTTTTTGTCTGAGGAGCAGCAGTATTTGAAGGGAAATAAGATTCCTTCAGTGCTACTAACTTTTCACGATATTCGTTTTCACTTCCAAACTCAACACTTTCGGCAAGTGAAGCGAGCTTCTCTTTCTGGCTCAGGGCAAGACCCTCAGCGATTTCGTCAAAAATTCCATCTGCAACCGACTCTGCGAGGCGCTTGTTAAGTGAAACGTTCTTCTCGATCTGCTCGTTGAGTTTTGATTCCATTTCATCAAGTTTTTCTACCATGCTATTGAGTACATCATATTTTTCTTCAGGGATTGATACATAATGTTCTTCAAAAAGATTCTTCAGACCTGACATGAAGGACTCAGAGAGTTCTTCCTTCAGACCTTGCTCAACTGAGAGTTGATTTTCAGAAATCCACTCATCAGCGACATACTCAAGGTAAGAATCAACACGCTCAGTAAGTGCTGCTTTAATTTCAGCAACTTCCTCAGTGAGTGCTTCTGCATACTGAACTTCAAGTGATTCCTTAATTTCGGAAACCTTGGTGTTCAGTGCTGCTTCGAATACGACCTTTGCTTTCTCTTTAAACTCTTCGGAGAGTTCTTCTTCTGTCTGAAGAATTGCATTTACGTCTTCTTCGACGCTATATGCTTCTTCTTCAACTACCTCTTCAGATTCTTCTACTTCCTCTTCAGAAACAACTTCAGTTGCTTCCTCTTCGGTTTCGACTTCCTCTTCTGCTACTACTTCACCTTCGACTTCTTCTTCTTCCTTAACGCCAGCAGGCATTGGATCTGCTTTACCAGCATTCTTGGTTACAACATCACTGACAGTCTTCAATGAAGGCTCTTTCAGTTTTGCTGAATCGTCGTCTGCTTTGTAATTTTCTGGGGTAGGTCCGCCAAGATCTTCATAAGATCCTGCGATTGAAGTATCCATAGAATCTCCTGCCTTTGCACCAGCATTGACAGCAGTCTTGGATTGTGCTGTGCCTACTTCCATTTCGTGTAAATTTTCTCCACTAGACATTTGAACTCTCCGATGTTACCGTTTTTTAAAACTATATTTATTTATAATTTGCAAAGTTACACTATATGTGCTATAATGAATTCAAGAACTGGTCAAACAGTTCTATCTTGTGTTCTTCTAACTGCTTTTGTGCAGCTAATTGGTCGATTTGTCTACGAGTGTTTTCTGCAAGTCTTTCACGCAGAACTCCACCGTCCCAAATCCACTCTTTGCCTTCCATAATTCCTTGGACAAAAGCATCGGGTGCAGAAGGATCAGCAACAATATCTGCTGCGGTTGCAAGCATAAAGTCTTCACCGACTTGCTTGTATCCTTCTTTGGTTGCAGTTAGAGAACCAATACCACGAGAAGAAACGCCAAGGGTGACACCATCTTTGAGAAGAGATTCAGCAATCTTACCCATTGGTGTTGACAGAATCTGTGCCTTTCCTACAAAGTTGTTGCCTTCTCTCTGAAGATCAACAATCTTATGTGAAACTCTATCGAGATTTACAGTAGGACCATCGGGGTGTCCGAGTTCTCCAAGAGCACGTCCTTTCTGAACATACTGTTCGTTGTAACGCTTAACCTCACGCTCCATAATTGCGCCAGGATAAAGTCTACCGTTACGATTGACTTGCTCTGCTTGTAAGAAGATTCCTTTGATAAAAAGGTTCTTCTTACCATTAGATTCTTCTGTGAGAACCTCTACCTTTTCGATTTCTTCTCTGATTAGTTTCATCGTATTTATACTTTTTAGTAATTATTTATTAAAAAAACCTTCTATTGGGTGTTTTTGGTTTGACTTCATAAGATTCCCATCCTTCTGGAAGGTCTCCTTGATAGTTGACGTGATATCCAGGAAGTGTCGTTGGTGCTACAAGTTCATTACCATCTTCGTCCCATTCACCACCTTCAGTGATGATGCCTACGACATCAATGGCATGACTTGAAGTGTATGCTTGTAGTTGTTCAGTTTCGTTACCTTCTTCATCAGTAACAGTGATCATAAATCCTGCAGCACGGGCAGCAGTTAACCATGCTGCTTCATCTGCAAACTTAAAAAATGGTCCTGGTGTTGGTGTGAATTCTAGTTCTTCCATGGTTATGAGGTGATAGATTTAAGTTTATCGTCGGGAAGACGAGTGGGGAAATAGGCGAGGCGTTTGATGTGAACGTTATACGGAACAGTGCCACCACCATCACCAGACCCCAGTCTCAATATGACGAGTCCGTCAGATGCAGACGGCAGTTGATATGTGGTGTCGGTTCCAATTAGAGATCCACTATCTGCAAATCCTGCGGACGATTGCCCAATTGCTGCTGCAAGTTTTCTGTAACTATTGTCACCCCATACGGGTCCAGTGAAATCAATATCACCAATATCGCTTGAATTGTAATGAATGAATCTGGATCCTGCGTTGCTTCTTCTTGTCATTTGGATTCCATCGGTTCTATCTTGTCCATTTTGAATAGTACAAAGAAGGTATTGACTAAAAGGACCAGCAATCACATTGCCTTCCCAATACACTGTTGAAGCGTCTGTGTTGAACCAGCTATCAACACCCAGTGCGCTTGTCGATACATCGGCAGCGCGGGTTACGGTAGTACCAGAGGTTGGGATGTAGGAAGTGGGGAAGG